CGGGAAGTACAGGCGGAAGGATGGTCATTCAATAAGGAAGGACATTATGAAATGGTTCCTGACACAAACAAAGAAATCCTGATCCCCAATAACGTATTGCAGATTGACGCTACACGTAATGCAGCAAATGTTGAATTGGATGTAGTTCGTAGATCTGGAAAGCTATACGACAAAGCAAAGCACACCTATACATTTGAACAGAAACTGTCGTGTGACATTGTCTGGCTATTTGACTGGGTAGACCTACCCATCCCTATTGCTGACTACATCACATGTAAGGCTGCAAGCGTAGCTTCTGCACGTCTTGTCAGTGACCCGGATCAATACGAAATTCTAGAAACCAAAGCAGCATTCTCTAGGGCTATGGCTATGGAGTATGAATGTAACCAAGGTGATTACACCATCTTTGGACATCCTGGCGATACAAATACATATAGAAGCTACCAACCGTACAACGCACTACATCGATAAATGCCTGCAGTAACTCAACGGATACCTAATTACTTAGGTGGAGTATCAAAACAATCAGACGATAAAATGCTACCGGGTCAGGTCCGTGAGTGCTTCAACGGATTCCCTGACGCAACATATGGACTAACAAAGAGACCAGGATTCAAGCATATTGCAAACCTGGGAACAGGAACAACATACGATAATGCTAAGTGGTTCTATATCAATAGAGATAACAATGAGATCTATATTGGTTGCGTCAAAGGATCCGACATTTATGTGTGGAATGCACTGACTGGTGTTGCATGTACTGTGACCTATGGCACAGGTGCTCAGGCATACCTATCAGGAGCTAAGACAAACTACAAACTACTGACTGTACAAGACACAACAATCGTCATTAACGACAGTGTAACTGTTACAGCACAGCCAGATCCTAATGTAATCACAGATGGTGTAGCAACTATTGTTCTTGAAGGAACAGTGGCTGAAGCCAAGTACTACATCAAAATACAGAACATAGAATTCAGCGTTACAGCTCACGCTACTGACTTCACCTTTGATGACGTACTGACTGATAAGACAGGACATAACATTAAAGATGCAATTACTACAGGCATTGCTGCACAGCAGTCAGCTAGTAATAGCGACTTTGACGGTACATGGACAGTTACCAGAAATGGTACTGACAGCTTAGATATCAGCAGAGTAGTAAGCGGCAACCCAACTTCATTTACTATTGAAGTAAGAGGAGGTTCATCTAATGCTTCGCTAAGCGGATTCCAAGATGAGGTTTCTAGCGTTGGCATGCTACCTATTGAGTCTTACGATGGCCATGTAGTTAAGATCGTCAATACAGTCACAACTACTGATGACTACTTTGCAAAGTTCAAAGCAGACAATGGTGTAAGCGGTAGGGGATATTGGGAAGAGACAGTATCACCCAACGTATCTCCAGGGTTAGACAACTCTACAATGCCGCATGAGCTAATTAATACAGCTACCAACACATTTATTTTCCAACGTATTAACTACGACGGACGCCAGGTTGGAGATGACTTAACCAACAGTCAGCCTAGTTTTGTTGGGGAAAAAATTTCAGCAGGATTCTTCCACAACAATAGGTTGGGTTTCCTGTCTAAAGATAATGTATGTATGAGCCAATCAGGTAAGTACTACAACTTCTATTTTGAGACAGCTCAGACAACACTGGAGTCAGATCCTATTGACATCAGTTGTTCATCCATTCTGCCTACAACGCTGCATGCTGTGCTACCTACAGCACAGGGTGTCATTCTGTTTTCAGCTAGACAGCAGTTCATTCTGTTCTCTGACAGTGGAGTACTGACACCATCACTGGCAACCATTAGGGCTATCTCAAATTATGAGATGGACAACAACGTGGTTCCTGTAGACGTGGGCACAAACATCAACTTCATCAGTAAGACACCTGGATACACAAGGGTGTTCAGTATGGTCACTAAGGGTCAGCAACAGAACCCTCAAGTGCTTGACCTATCGAGAGTTGTAAAGGAATGGATTTCACCAAACATTGATCATTTGATCTCCAGTCCACAGAACTCGATGATCGTTCTGTCCAGCCAATCAGAGAAAGAGCTGTACATCTATAGGTACTACAACGATGGTGAGAAGAACCTGATGGAAGCGTGGGCTAGTTGGATCATGCCTGGCACCACACAGTTCACCACAATTGACTCTGATGATATGTACGCGGTTACCAAACAAGGCAACCAAGTAGTGCTGCTGAAGGCTGCACTGAGTCAAAGTCCTGATCAGGCAATCATCGTCAATAACCAAGGTGAGAAGGTCAACCCATCAATTGACCTATATGCAACAGCATCCAGTGTTGTATATGACTCAACAAATAAACTATCTAAATGCTACCTGCCATACAATGACGTTGCAGATCTCACTCCTGTACTAATTATCAAAGGTGATACAAGTACAGGTACGTTTGTTGAATCAGGTTTTACTGTTACTCCTGAAAGAGGTAGTGATGGTACAGGTCCATATTTTGTTGTTAACAATAAGGACTTAACAAGCGTTGCATCAGATGTGGTTGTTGGATTTAAATACAATTTTGATATCCATCTACCAACTACTTACTACAGCCCAGACGAAAAGACTACAGATTTTACTGCAAGTCTAACTATTGCACGGATGAAGTTTTCTGTTGGACTGTCTGGTGTAATGAGTTTCAAAATACAAGCAGCAGGAAGAGCTGAATTTACGACGACACAACCAGTCATTGAAGCTAATACATATTTAGCAAATGATGTGCCGTTGGACAATCAAAACATATTCACTGTTCCTATTCATCAACGTACCGAAAACTTTAAACTCAGAATGTTTAACGACACACCATTCCCAGTTGCAGTCAACGCAATGATGTGGGAAGGCAACTACACACCTAGATTCTACAGGAGGAAATAATGCCACTTGGAACTGTTTTAGGCTGGGTCACTGGAGATACAGCTGGAAAAAGAAACAACGATAAACGAAGGGCGGAAAATAGGGCATACGAGGCTGCTAAAGATCAGTGGCGAGACATTGAGAGAGAAAGAGAAGCCGATTATAATTTTAGAAAAGAAACGTATGAAAATCAAAAAGCGGAAGCTGAAGAGTCTATACGTTTTCAAGAGACGGGATTACGTCAGCAATTTGAAAGCGCACAGGAGATGCGTGAGTATGAATTTCAGGTAGCTAACGATGCCTATGATAAGTCAGTCAGTCAGGCAACTAATCAAAAAACCTTCAATCAAATGGCTGCTTCGGTAGCCAATACTCAGCAAACGAATAAGCTAAAGGATGATCTTTTAGGAGTCTTATTTGAAGAAACTCAAACATTTTTAGACTACAAGGCGAATAGCACTGGTCTGAAGATGAATAAGCAGAATGCATTGGTACAAGCTGACTTCAAGGGTGCTGGTAACAAAGCAAAGATGCAGTTTGACTTGGGTTCTTTTGCTATACAAAGAAACCAGAAAAGAAGTGAAAGCAAGATTGAAACACAGAAAGCAATTCTAGAAGGCATGAAGGCTGCTGGGCAGCTGAGAGCTAGAGGTACAGCTGGTAGGTCATCTGCAAAGAGTGTTTTAGGTGTACTAGCTGAATCAGGAGCGATGCAAGCAAACATTGCAAACTCACTGATGTATGCAGAGCAAGGAATTGATATTGGTGTTGCTCAATTACATGACATGTTCATCCTCGATCAAACAATGGTTCATGCTGCTAGAGATAAAGCGATGAATGATTTTTATTTTGATCAATCTAAACTTAATGTTGCTGATGAATTTGATCGCAAGAAAATCAAAGCAAGTAGAGAAAGCATTAAAGCTAGAGATGCTGTAGTAAGGCAAGAAATTATGAATGCACGCTTACAAGCAGATTTAAATGCAGAGGCAGCGATACTGCTGAAGCCTGAAAGACTGCCTGAACTAGCTGATCCAGCTGAAGTGTATGCAGAATACGACAATCCAGAAACTGAGGATTACGTAGAACTATTCTTTAGAACTACACCACCCGAATTCCCAGAATACATACCGACAAGAAAACCAGAAAAGTCTGATTTCAAATACTCACTTGGACGTGAGAATGAAGCAGCAGCAAATATTGGTGGAGCTATAAGTCTTGCAAGCATGGTGGCAGGTGGTATTGGCGCTGTTGCCGGTTCAGGTAAGTTCTTAGGTATCGAAGGATCTACTTACTCAAATATCGGTAACTGGTTAGGTGGCGGACAATCAATCTTCGGGAGCGGACGATAAATGGCACAATTTAGATCAAGTTCAAGCGAAGGTAGTTTTAAAGCTAATCAAACAACCGTACCTGACGAAGTAAGAAAGCTTCAAAACGCAGGTGAAAGAAGACTAAGAGGGATGACTGAAGCTCAGGCACAGCTTGAGCGGAACCGACGAGTCTTTGAAAGAGCACAATCCATCAACCAAAGGCTTACAGCACAAGGTACTGACGCAGCTAACAGAGTACGAGGCCAACGGTTAAGTACAATCGAAAGTAACGCTGAACAAGCTTGGGCGATTGAAGAAAAGCAGAATGAAAGAAAGCGTAAAGAAAAAGAAGCTACCCTTAAACAACTTACACAGTTTTCACAAACTGCATTCAATATAGCAGCAGGTATTGTAAAACAAAATAAAGAGAACTTTGAAAAGAAGACAAATCAAATAGCACTAGTAAATAGTTTTGATAGCGACACCTTGAATACCATTTCCCAACTAGACAGGGAAATGACGCAGGCTGAATATCAAAGGACAGACTTTGTTCAGGAATCGTTAAAAGCTGGTAAAACTCAAGAGTGGGTTGACGTTACTTATAATCACCTACTGAAAGGTGGTGGCTATCAAAACTACATTGAAGTGGCTGCGGTTTTAAAAAACCAAGGCATAAAGCATAGCAGTGCTTATCAAGAAGTTCTGGCAGATACGACGTTAACACCTGAAGAAAAAGAACGTAAGATTAACCAGATAGAAGCAGCAAATGTCGCCAGTCTTACGGTTAACGGCAAAACACCTAGTGCTGAAATTCTTGAGCAACATTATTTTCCTGCACTAAGACGTGCAAAACTTTCTGCTCAAGCTGAGCTTGGTAATGAAAGGAGAAAAATTGTTGAGTTTGAAAGTGAAAACCAGAGGATTCAACAGTACAAAGTTGCCATGCAAGGTGATGGCAGTCAGCTGGAATATCAGGCTGGATGGTCCTTATTTCAAACAAAACCTTCAAAGGAGAATAGAAGAGAGTTTACACAATTAGCTCTTAGCATGGGAACCCTAGAAGATAATATCAGACTTAAAGAAGCTAAGTTTGAAGGTCCGAATGGAACAATGGTTTCATTGATGGATTTTGAAGATACTAGAGCTTTAATTGATAGAGCTATTAGCGAAAAGAGGCTGGAAGCAAAACGAACTTATGATGAAAATGTTCAACTTGAGTATGCACAAAGGGAGCTAAAAATTGAACAATTTGCTGATAGCTTAAGTAATGACGAAAACAG